GGGTTCCCTGCCATCATCCGATCCCGTCGCCGTTACAGGTGGGGCAGGTGATGATCGAGTCGTCCTGGATTGCTCGGCCTTGACCGTGGCACTGTCCACAGAGGCGGGGTCGCACTGTCTTACTAGATGCCAACTTTCTTGGAGTCTTTACTTGTTCAGTACTTGCTAATACGGGGCCATTCTCCCCACGGGGATAATCCCTCTGAGGTGGTGGACAACTATCCACAGATTCCCCAGGCTTTCCCACAGGCTGCCGAGTGTCGAATACCTCGGTCTCGTACTGCCAGCGACCGCGATCGTCCTGATAGCGGCGGGTGCGGACGTAGCCCGCGTGGCGGAGCTCTGCGAGCGCAGTGCGAATCGCGTCGAGGCCCTCCCGCTTGATCGTCGCCAGGTGCGCGGTCGAAGTGTGCCAGTGGTCAGGCTTGGACAGGATGTAGATCAGAACGCCCGTCGCCTTGAACGAGAGCTCCGGGTCGGCGATCACCTCGTTCCGGATCATCGTCCAGTTCGTCAAGGGGCGCGGGGCGCGGCGGATCACGGCTTCACCTCGCGGATCGACGCGTCGTCGTTCGTCCACACCGCACCGGATGTCGTGATGACTTCCCATCCATGCTCTCCGCTCGGACGGATGAACAGGACGAGCTTCCAGGTGTCGCTGCGGTCTGGGGCGACCTCCAGAGGTCGCATCGGCTGTTGCCAGGGATGGTTCATGTTCGGCTCCTTGATAGTCGGTTGATGATCTGCGGGAGATCGGATGGGAACCAGACATAGGCCTCGGCTCCGGTCGCGATCAGTGTTCGAGTCCAGGCGACTTGACCTGCGGACAGTCTCCCGTTCTCTTTCTTGAGCTCGGCGAAGATCAGATCGCCGAGAATGGGGCGGGCGAGGACGAGATCAGGGAATCCCGCGTCGCCCTCGATCGGTGTGATCCACTTGCCAGGGCGGATCTGTGCGGGCCGAAAGTGTGTCACTTTCCAGCCTCGGTAGCGGGCGATCTCGATGACCTGCCGCTGAAACTCGGCCTCGGTCATGGGAGGTCACTCATCGGGAGGAGTTTGCTGTGCGGGACGCTCCACTTCCGCCAGTCGGCGATCCAGTGTTCGTCGAGCGCGATCTGCCCGAACGGGAGCCAGCCTACGATCTCGACGAGCGGCGAATCGTCCTGAACCCAGGTCAGAATGTACGGGGTGGAGGGCCGATGGTTCGCTTGGTCTTTCTCATGGACGAGCAGAGGGTTCCCGCGTCGAGTCGCTTTCACCTGATACGGGCCGACATCGGTTGCTCGCGGGTCGTAGACGCGATGAGAGGTCACAGGGAAGCCGGTCAGGCGTGACACTGCGAGCTCTCCGAGCATCCCCCAGACATGCCAGCGCAGCTGATCGTCCTCGGACGCTCCAGGGCGGCCTCGATGCTCCCGCCTGTTCTCCACAGCGCGTCGACGCTGATCGAGGGCCTCGGTCTGCGCGTACTCCAGCTCCTCCGCGGTGAGCAGGATCCGCATTAGAACGGATGCTCCTCGGTCTGGGCCTGCTTCAGACGGTCGATCTCGGCGGACGCTTCACGCTTCGAGAGGGCCCGCGGGTCGCCCTGATACTTCAGCGCTCGGAGGAGCTTCAGCTGTGCGTCAGACGGTCCGTCGCCGGTCGGGGCCGGTGCTCCGCCCATCCGGACCACTTTCTCCATCTCCTCGCGGGAGGCCCGTTTCCCAGCCTGGTAGATCCAGTTCGCCAGGGCGCGTCCGATCGCGGATGTCTCGCAGTTCTCGACGTGCGAGGTCGCGTTCACGCCGCGCTCCGTCTTCTCCTCGTACGCGAAGCCGGTCGTCACGGGATGCGGGTCGTCTCGATGTCGGAACACTTCCGCTCCGATGAGACAGGCGTGATCGTCCATGCGGACGAGCTCGGTCCGGATCCGCCCGTCCGGGTTCGCGGCCCAGAACAGCGCGAGACGCTCCTCGACGGTCGCGTACTTTGACAGGTCAAAGCTCATGCGTTTCGCTCCCGGTGCGTTTCGGCGAGGCGGACGAGGTTCGGCAGGTGCTCGACCTTATAGCACTCGCGACACCAGACAGACCACGATCCCGGCGACCAGTGGAAAATCTCCTCGCCCGCGATCGGAGCGCCACAGCGACAGCAAGCTCCAGCGGTCGGACGTTCGAGGCGCGGACGGTCAATCATTGAAGCCTCCGAGGTTCAGGCGGACGAGCGTGTCCGAGGTCGTCTTCGTCATCGCGGACGGGAGCACCTCCAGACTGTTGAGCATGTACGAGAGCTCGTGGAGGGCGCGGCGCAGCTCTGCGCGGTCCTGTCGGAGCGTCTCAATCTGGTGATGCTGAGACATGACGAACGCGGCGGTCGCGTCGATCACATCTCCGATTCGTCTCCTCATTTCTTCGATGTCGTCGGTCATCGGATAATCCTCTCTAGTCGGGTTTCCCGACACGGTAGCGGATCGGTGTCGCGGAGTGGTGGAGACGGGAGCGTTCGCGTTCGGTGGTCGCGCCCCAGATGCCAGGGAGCGCTCGATCGGGGAAGCTCATCGCATAGGCGAGACAGGCCTCTCGAACCGGGCAGGAGCGGCAAACCTTGATCGCCTGCTTCGCGTCCGCTGCGCCCTTACGTCCGGGCTGAGGGAAGAACATCTCGATCGGGAGATCTCGACAGTCGGCCTCGGTCTGCCAGTCGGGCGCGTCAATGTTCAGCATGGACGGGACCACGGCTCCCATCCGCAGCCGCGGTGGTAGTCGTGCCAGCGCCAGATCTCCAGTCCCATCGCCAGATTCAGGCGCGGATCGAGGACGAGCTCCCACGGGCCGAAGTAGCGCTCGAACTCGTCTCGCCACACTAGGTTCAGCTGTAGGAGCCCATGATCGGGCGATGTCTTGTTGATGATCGAGGCCTGGCATCGGGACTCGGACCAGATTTCCTCTAGGAGGTTCTCCAGCTCCTCCGGAGGCCAGCCCACCTCTAGGGCGAGCGGAGCCCATTCGCGACAGGGGACGGACTCGTCGAGGGCGAGCTGGTCGAGGTCGGCCTGGAGCGCGTCGTGCGCGGTCGTGGTGGTGACGATGCTCGTCGAGGTGGTGCTGGTGCTCGTCGTCAAGGGTGCGGGGACGGGCGTGACGACGACCGTGTTCGGGACTGGTTCGGTAACGATCGCGGGCGAGGTCTGGGGCGGCGGATCGGTGAGTCGTGCGATCACCTCTTTCCCGGCGATCAGTGTCATCAGGAGCATCGCCGCGATAACGGCGAAGCTGGTAAGTCGGTGGTTCATGGTTCCTCCAGAGTCGGCTGATAGGTCGCCGACGGTCTACCGGATCCGAGCGGGGAACGGGTGGATTACCCGAACAGGGCTCTCCAGGTGACCGGGCCGACGACACCATCGGCGGTGAGCTTGTTTCGCTCTTGGAACAGGCGGATCCGCTGTTCGGTCTGCGGGCCGAACTTCCCGTCCGCGACCATCTCCAGGTGCTCCTGGATCAGCTTGACAGCGTGACCGGTGGAGCCTCGCTTCAGAGGCCTCCCGGGATACTTCGGCGGTGTTGGGGCGCTCGATGCGCCCGAGGCGCTCTGAGAGCCTGCTGTGAGCCTGTGCGCGATCGGTGACATGTCAGCCCAGCGCTCCGGATGGACCTCGACATGGATCCAGTCGATGCCTGCTCCGGGGCTTCGGTCAACCCAGCCTCGACCGGCCTCCCAGTAGCGGGTCCGCTGGTACTGGTGGATCCGCTGGATCCCGAGCTCTGCGGAGTTCTCGATCAGCCAGGGCAGGATCTCCGCTTCGAGTACTTCGATGCCGGGGCCTCCGTGGCGGATGCCGTAGCCCGCGTCGAGAGCTGCGCCGAACGCGTGAGAGCTCCATGCGGTCCCGCCTCGAACCGGGCGGACGGTGTAGATGCCGAGGTTCTTCAGGTTCCAGCGGGCGCGAAGTTCGGCGGCGAGGAGGAGCAGGTTCGGCGAAGCGGCAGTGAACGGTGCGCCAGGGGTGCGACCGCGATTCCAGGAGACGAACGACGATGCGACGGTCATACGGTCTCCGCGAACGAGGTGAGGATCGTGACGGTATGAGTCCCGGATCCGACGACGCACCAGAGCTCCTCGTTCGGCGGGATCTCGATCGAGAAGTTCGTGTTATTGGAGATGACGAGACCGTTCGCGGTCGTGACATCTGCGCCGCCGATGTACATGTCGTTTCCGCCTGGGCGGATCACGACGGTCCGCGTCTCGTTCACTGCTTTCGAGACGATCTTCACGGCGGTCGTCGAGATGCTGGTGGTCGTTGAGATCATGACTGGGGCTCCTCTGGTTTGTCTTTATCTTTCAGTCCGTTCGACGCGAGCACCCCTGAGAGGGCTCCGGTCATGAACAGGACGAGTGGGTTCAGGGTGGCCCAGGCGGACTCGTCGTTCGGGGAAACGTCGAGAGGCTGGACGACGAACAGCAGACCGTACAGGAGAGCTCCTACGGACATCATGAACG